GGCTGGTACACGCGGCGGGCGCGGTGCCAAAGTCCTCAGCGGCATGAAAGGCCCGGCCGTACTTGCGGTGGCCGATGCCGGTTTCAAGGCGTGGGACACCTACCAAAACGCGGAGACTCAGGATGAAAAGGCCGAGGGCTATGGACAAGCCGCTGGTGGACTGGCGGGCACGCTGGCCGGGGCCGCCGCCGGTGCCGCCATCGGCACGGCGGTACCGATCATTGGCAACATCGTCGGCGGACTGATCGGCGGTTATCTCGGTTACATGGGCGGTGATGCCCTCGGCGGTTCCTTGAGCAAATCGATGTTCGGCACGGACGATTCGCAGAAAACATTGCCGGCTGCCGGGCCGCTGATGATGGCCAACGCCGGGCAGAACCTGCCGCCGGTGATGGGCAACATTGCCCGTTCGTTTGCGCCGGCTGCCAGTGGCCCACGCAGTCCCGGTGTGCCTGTGTCGCCAAAGCCCTCGGTCGGGCAAAGCCTATTGCCGGAGCGGGACGCCGACGGCGCTGCATTGGGCGATGTGACGCGATCCCTGACCGTTCCGACGGCGTCGAATGTGCCGGCGTTGCTGGCCCCGGTACCGGTCGCGACCAAGAGTGAACCGCCGAAGATCGAGCAGCGGGTCGAGATCCAGGCCCCGCTGAGCATCACCGTGCAGGGCGACGTGAAAGATCCGGCGCAATTGGCGCGCGAGTTGCGGCCATTCATTGAACAGCAAATGCGCGACGCCACGCAGCAGCTGCAGAACCGCAAGCTGTACGACGAGCCGCATGTCTAACGAGGAGAGCCTATGGCTTACATGGAACAGCTGCAGGCGGGCCTGAAAAATCTGGCGGCAGCGGGGGAGACCGGACGTCGCAGCCTGGACGGCATGATGGGGCCGGTCAACGGCGCGATCAGTGAGATCAGCGGCGCGGCCTCGGAGCTGGAGGGGTTGCCGGTGGTGGGGCCGGCGGTCAGTCAGAAACTGCAACGGGTCATGCGCGGTGTCAACGCCGCGCAGGCCAAAGTGGGGCAGGTAGTGGCCACTTACAACAAGGCCACGCGGGCCGTGTCACAAATCGATGAACGCATGGGGCAGTTGAAAGAGCAGGCCGCCCGGGCGTCCACCGCGATCAACAAGATTGCCGGCAAGGTCAGCCCCTCACTGGCCAACATTGTGCCCACCAGTTCGTTGGCCGGCGATGCCACGCCGTTGCCGGAGGCGGTCACGCCGTTTCCACACCTGTTGATCATCCAGCCGCAGGACCCGAAGGCACAGCCGTACTACTTCAACCTAGACACCGCCGCCTTCGACGAACTGCGGCGCTCGACGGAGTTTCGTTGGGCGTCCCAGGAGCGCTTGAGTCGGCGACCGGCGCAGCAAGCGGTCGGCATGGGCGAAGAAAAGATCACCCTCAAGGGGGCGATCTTTCCGGGCTTCAAGGGCGGGTTCAAGCAGCTGGATACCTTGCGCAGCCTCGGTGCCCAGTTGAAACCCCTGACCCTGACCACCGGTTACGGCGACGGGCTGGGCACCTGGTGCCTGAAGAACATCGAAGAAGAACAGAGCGCGCTGCTGCAGGGCGGGATCCCGCGCAAGCAGGCGTTCACCTTGGAGTTTGCGCGCTATGGCGACGACCTGCAGAACGTCTGACGGGGATCTGCTCGATACTCTGTGTTACCACGCTTACGGCCACCTCGGCGGCACTGTCGAAGCGGTGCTGGATGCCAATCAGGGGCTGGCCGATGAACCGCAACCGTACCGGGCCGGCCTCGTGATTGTGTTGCCGGATCTGCCTGCGCCCACCGACGAAGTGGTGATGTTGTGGGGCTGATGTTCACGTCCACGCATCGCCCAGATAACATTTCTTTGGTTCTTCACGGATTGCCGGGAAAGTCGTTCTTGATCGTCAAGCACACACCGGGCCGTGAGTCTTGTACCGACATAGAACTTGGCATGTTTGCCAGGCTATCTGTGCCGCCATAAAAGTAGTTGCGAGCGTTTTCAGATTGTGCTTTAAAAGATGGCCGCGAGCCGAAGGGTTCGTGGTGTGCTCCTGGACGGTGCGCTGGTCGAGTGAGGCGCAATGTCTCCAGGTCTTTCCGAAAAAACTAAAAGGATTTTAGATATGACGTCTCTTCAAGATATAAATCCTGAGCAGATCGATGCCCTCAACAAGCAATCACAGGCTGCCTTTGACGCTCAAATCAAGCGCCAGGAAGAGGTTGCTAGTGCGAAGCCGGCGCTCCAAGAGGTCCTCCATCAGAAGGTGCACCCGCAATCGTTGTGTGGATGCGGATGCCAGCAGACCATTTGCGGTTTCTTTACCTTCGAAGGTTGCGGTTGCGGTTGTTTTCCTCAATCCGAAACCATTCAGATTAGTTCGTCACTCGGTAATATCGAGCCACAAGGAGTCGGAGTGAAGTTCGTTGGTCAGGTGACAGGTAGTGGTACCAATATCAATATTTCCCCCGGTGTCTACCTGCAGGGCATCGTGCCTGACGCTGAGAACCTCATCAACATCCCGTTGTCGCTCCAATTGTCGATTAGTTCAGGTTCGCTCACCCTGTATCTTTTTGAAGGGCCGCGACTGCTGGCCGCGCTGGTCCCGCAATATGGCGCGAACATTGGCGGGGAGTTCTCCGGCAGTGGGACCGGTATATTCCAGCTGGGGTTGTAGTCGACTAGGAGTAAACAACCCGACGACAAGAATGAAAGCCCTAGCCTCAAACGCTAGGGCTTCTTTTCCTTTACGGATTGCCGGGAAAGTCGTTCTTGACCCTCAAGAACACACCGGGCCGCGAGCCTTGTACCGACATAGAACTGACATGCTTTCCAAGGCATGTATGCCACAATAAAAATAGTTGCAAGCGTTTGCAGATTGTGATTTAAGGGGAGGCCGCTAGCCGAAGGGTTCGTGGTGTGCTCCTGGAAGGTGCGCTGTTCGAGTGAGGCTGTCTCCAGGTCTTTTCGAAAAAAATAAAAGGATTTTAGACATGACATCTTTTCAAGATATAAAACCTGAGCAAGTCGATGCGCTCAAAAAGCAATCGCAAGCTGCCTTTGACGCACAAATCAAGCGCCAGCAAGAGGTTGCTAGTGCGAAGCCGGCGCTAAAAGAGGTCCTAGATCAGAAGGTGCACCCGCAATCGTTGTGTGGATGCGGATGCCAGCAGAACATTTGCGGCTACTTCTCGTTCGAAGGTTGCGGTTGCGGTTGCTATCCTCAGACCGAAACCATCCAGATTAGTGCGTCACCCGCCGATATCGGACCAAATGCTCCTCAGCAAGGAATCCGAGTGCGGTTCGTCGGCCAGGCGACAGGTACGGGTACCAATATCAATATTTCCAGTCTCTATCTACAGGGCACCGTGCCTGATGCTGAGAACCTCATCGGCGTCCCGTTATCGCTGCAATTGTCGATTAGTCCAGGTTCGCTCACTCTGTACCTTTTTGAAGGGCCGCGCCTGCTGGCCGCACTGGTCCATCCAGCGCAGTATGCCGGGAACATTAGTGGGCAGTTCTCCGGCACTGGAACCGGCTTTTTCCAGCAGGCGTGATGTAGTCGACCAGAAGTAAACAGCCCGACGCCGGGCAAGAAAGCCCTAGCCTCAAATGCTAGGGCTTTTTTTTGGTTCTTCCCCGGTAATCGGTGAAGAACTTTTTTTTGCCCGCCATGTGCGGGCTTTCTTTTGGACAGAACAATGACCCCAGCCTTTCGCGTCGTCGCCGACGGCGCTGACATCACGGCGCTGATCAATGATCGGCTGCTGCAACTTAAAACCACTGACAAGACGGGCATGGAGTCCGACGAGTTCGAGCTGCGCATCGATGACCGCGACGGTGCCGTGGCATTGCCGCCGCGCGGGGCCGGCATCGAGATCTACCTGGGTTACGCAGGAACCTCATTGACCCGCATCGGGCGCTACGTCGTCGATGATGTGGATTTCTCCGGGCCGCCGGACACCCTGGTGATTACCGGCAAGGCCAGCGACATGCGTGGCAGCGGCAAGACAACCCGCAGCGGCAGCTGGGAAGATGTGCCCCTTTCGCGGATCGTCGCCGATGTTGCCGCGCGTAACGGCTGGCAACCGGTCTGCCCGGTACAGACCAAGGTGCCCCGGGCTGATCAGCTCAACGAGTCGGATTTCAACTTCATCACCCGCCTGGCCAAGCAGTACGACTGCACCGCCAAGGTGGCCGACGGCAAATTGTTGGTGATGCCTCGGCAGGCCGGGCAAAGCGCCTCGGGCAAGGCCTTTGGCGTGGTCGTGCTTCATCGCCGTGACGTCAGCCGCTTTCAGTTCCGACTGGGTGATCGCAACAGCCATAAGGCGGTGTCGACCAAGCACCGGGACAAGAAAAACGGAAAGCTCGCCGTCGTCACCCTGGACAACGACGACTCACCCGACGGCCTGCCGCCGGTGCACACCGACCGTCACATCTACCCCAACAAGTCGGCGGCCGAACAAGCGGCCAAGGCCCGACTGGCGGCCTTCAACCGGTCGACGGCGGGTGTTCGTCTGGAAATGCCTGGGCGCACCGACCTGTTTGCCGAGCGAACGATCGACGCCCAGGGCTTCAAGGTCGGCTTCGATGGCGAGTACCTGGTGGACGCGGTGGAGCAGGTGTACACCCAGTCTGGCTGGAGCACGACGGTCGAGTGCAACGGCGGCAAGAAGGGTAAGGCGAAAGCCAAAGGCAAAAAGAAAAAACCGGCGAAGGATCTGAAGGTCGTTCAGCTCCAGCGGTAGCGCCGCATCCCC